AGATTCTTTTTTTATAAGATCCATCTGTTTTATTTTTTCTTGTCCTCTTGACCAAGAAGAAACACCTAATATAGCGCCCATAGATATATGAAAAACTCCAGCGTTTGATAAAGTAAGTGGTTCCCATTTACCAAATACGTCGCTGTGAGTATAAATTGAAAACCATACATAGAATATTGGACCTATAATAAAATCAAATAAACAAATTAAAACATAAACCCAAGCAAGAGTTGCTCTCCAATATCTAGTATACCACCATTCTGCTTCATAAACCTCTTGAATTGATTCTTTGGACATTATCCTATACCATGATCTTTCATATCTTGATAAGGATCATAATTTACTGATGGATACCATTTACCAGCAAATAAATCATTCTGACGAAATACTGGAACTCTTTGAACATGATCCCAATCGTGGAATGTATGTTTCTGGTGAGGTGTACCCCAATCAATTCCAGATATTAATCCAACTTGTTTGCAAAGATCAACGAAGAAACGGTAGTCTGTGCCGTCTGGATCATATTTACCATTAACAAACAAATTAAGATCACAGGCAACACCAAAACCATGGCAACCAACTTTACGTAATTGCGTGAACCCTTGTTTGAACAACTGTCCTTGTCTAGTTTGCGAACGATACGTCTCAGCGACCTTGATTTCATGACCAGCCTCATGTGCTAATGAAATTAATTTAGCAACAGCTGCCCTTGTTCCAGGCTCTAAGAGATTAATATCAGTAATTTGTTTTGTTGATTTAAATCTTGGATCTTTAACAAGAACATCTGTATAAAAACTCATGGTAAGCTCCTAAAATAAAAAAAGAGAGAGGTGGTCCTCTCTCCTTATTTAGAAGATTACTTAATCTCCACCTTCTTAGGTTTCTTCGTTTCAGGAACCACATTTTCAAGAAAAATTTTAAGCATTCCATTGATAAGTTCAGCATTTTTAACCTCAACTGTATCAGCCAAAGTAAATGTTCGTGTAAACACTCTATCTGCAATACCTTTCCAAATATATTCTACTGGATTAGTATCAGACTCTGCTGTATATCCACCCTTAACAACTAGCTTATTATTAGCCATTTCAATATCAATATTTTGCTTACCAAAACCAGCTACAGCCAATTCAATGGTGTAGTTGTTTTCGTCGTTTTTCACAATGTTATAAGGGGGATAACCTGGAATGTTTTTTGCCACTTGTTCATGTGCTGTTGATAAGGTTTTTAGCATCTTATCCGCACCAACGAAATATTTGTCAAGATCAGCGGCTTTGAATGAAAAAATATCGTTCATATGTTTCTCCTATTAAGCGAGATTTTCAAATTTGTACCCCGTTTGGCAGTACATTATATATTTAGTTACTAATATCTAAAATTCAATAGGTGGAGGTAAAAATATTACCTCCACCCTTGTTATTAATTACTCAGTTAGTAGTTTAGAACCTTCTTTTCCAATAAGAGCATGAACTCTTCCAAGGATCTGAAGAACTACACCAAACACACCAAGTGCCATCCAGCCAAAGAATACGAAGCCCCAATGTAATGGTGCTACGAATAGTTCTTCCATGAACCAGAAAGTATGACCCCATTCATTGAGACCAACATTTGGAATAATCATAAATGGTCCAATAGCAACAATCAAGAATGCTAGGCTATATCCCTGTGCAAAATAAGGAATACGTGTTCTGGCATAAAAGAATGCGCCAACTGCGATGATTGAGTAGATAGGATATGACATATAAAATTCAATAATATGACTTGGTGTGAAGTCAGTATCACGAATAACCGTCATATGCCAAGTTCCATCCTGTTCAGTAAAGAATGATGCGCCCCAATAAATGGCAACAGCATATACTACAAGCCACTGAACAAGAGTAACAAGTCTGCGCATCTCCTCACGTGGAGTTACGGCAGAAAGGTTACGATCCCTTGTCTTCCAAAGATAACCAGCAAGACCTAGCCCTGAGACTAGTTCAAGTGGAATCTCTGTCCAGAGAATAGACATCCAATATGTTTGAAATTCTGGAGCGAAAGAATCTAAACCTGCTCTCCAACCGAAAACCTGTTCATATATTCTAACAATAAGGTAGAATACGTTTAGGACTCCCAATCCTATCCACATTCCACGAAGATCGACTACTTTTGATTCATTTGCAACTGCAACATTTGTTACTGTACTCATATTCAATTCTCCATAGAGAAAAAGATCAAGTGGTCAGTTTCGCCAATTTTTGAATGGCACTCCCGCCACTCTTAAATATATTTATACTATACCGTTATAGGAAAGTCAAATAGTTTTTTCACATACTAATGTAATTTTTTTCCCATTAACTCTTTCACAACACAAAATAAGCTATTATTAGAAAGATCGTATATAACAATAGGAGTGAGATTTGCGGAGATATATTCATCTGATACATCCAACATTTTACGAAATGCACTATTGTATTCGCCCTCTTCTTCCATAATCTTAACACCATCTTTAAGGTATTCATAAGGAACAACAATACAGGCTTTTAGTTTTTCTTCATCCATGTAAATTTTCCAAAAATTGATCGGTTGCTGATTCCCAAGAGAATTTTGCTGCTCTTGCCACAGCATCTTCTGGTTTTAATAAAGAAGCAGATTTTATGGCGTGTTCAAATCCTTTTTCAACTAGAAGTCCCGAAACACCATCTTCAATAATGTAACGATTAACTTCGTTATCGAATGCAGCAACAGGTAATCCACATGCCATTCCTTCTAATACAACAAGTCCAAATGTATCTGTTAATGATGGCCAAGCAAATACATCATGTTTAGATAATTCTTGAGCAATTCTTTTGGCATCCATTTTACCAAGAAAAACAGCATCAGGATATTTTGCTTTATATTCTTCTAATTGTGGTCCATCACCAATAAGAGTTTTACTGATTGACATGTTCCCAATAGAAAGAAATTCTTCAAGATTTTTCTCAGCCGATATTCTACCGCAATAAACAGCAGATATATATCCTGTCTTTGGCTTTGGATACATTGGATGAAATAAATTAGTATCTACTCCACGTGACCAAAGTTTTAAATGTTTAATACCCAAGTCTTTACAGTAATCAACCATTGAGGGGGTTGTAACCATAACAGCACTGCTGTCTCTATGGAACCAACGAAAATACTCACCGCTAACTCTTGGTGAAATACCAGTATGTATCTTAACATATTCTGGATACTTTGTATGAAAGGATGTCGTAAACTTCTTGTTGTATTTTTTGCAAGAATATCTAGCGGCAAGACCTATTGCTCCTTCTGTTGCTATATGAATATATTCCGCATTTTTAACTTCTTCATCAGCGATGCCCATAGGTAAAAGAGGCATAAAGATGCCAGTTGATGGTTGCAATGGAATTGTTAATTTGTATAAACCTGGATGAATTACTTTAACTTCATGACCACGTTTTTCAAGATGATTGACCGTTGTTTTTAATGTAGTCACAACTCCATTAATTTGTGGTTCCCATGCATCAGTAAATATAGTAATATTCATTATAATTTCCTTATAATCTCAAACTTTCCATTTTCATGTTCAACAATTGCTGTGCAGGATTCAACCCAATCTCCACAGTTTATATATTCAATACCATTAATAGTAGATATATTAACAGAATGTATATGACCGCATATAACCCCATCGACGCATCTCCTTTTGGCTGCATCTGCAACCACAGTTTCATAGTCTCCAATAAAGTTAACGGCTTCTTTGACATTATGTTTTGCCCATGCTGAAAGAGAAAATCCATTAATACCTAATTTATCAAACATCCACTGTAAATTTTTATTTACATCAATCATACGATCATAAAGCCAGCCACCTATCATTGATAACCATTTGGCATTCATGGTAACAAGATCAAATTGATCTCCATGAATAATAAGATATTTTTTACCATTTTCTCCGTAATGAATTGTTTCATTAACTAACTTTATATTTCCCATTTCAATTCCTGAATAATCACGAAGAAACTCATCATGATTACCAGTTACATATATAACGCTTACTGATTTTTTAGATTGTTTCAAAAAGAATTGAATAACGTTATTATGTGCTTGTGGCCAGTATACTTTTTTTCTCATCATCCAACCATCAATGATATCACCAATAAGATAATATCTATCCGCTTCTGTTGATTTGAGAAAGTCTAATAATCTTTCTGCA